ACAAATTCTTAATATAACAAAAAACAATGTTGAAACGTTTGTTAGAAATATAACAGTTAGTTTTACTGATTTAGCTGTTGGGCCACAGCAAGCATTTCAAGTAATGTCACAAACTTTTCAAACTGCTCTTACTACTATGGAGAACGCTACTAGACCTGCGACTAGTAGAATTAAAACATTATTTGATACATTGACTCGTGATATAAAAGCGGCATTTGATAGAATTGCCCCTACTTTATTTGATAGAATTATTGCTGCTGCTAGAATTGCAGGTGCTGCAATTCAAAGAGCTATAGTACCAGCCATACCTTCAGTACCTGATTTAAACACTGGCCAGTCTTTGCAAAAACTTTACCAATTTCACGACTTAAATTTCTAATCCCTTCAACAATAAATTCAAATATTGCATTCCAAGTGCTTTGAACAATTTGCAATACTATAACCCAAGCTACTCTAAACGCATCAACTAAAAGATTAAGAGCATCTGTAGGCGTTAAATCAGTAAACAAGTTTTTAATAGCAAACGCAAGTGCAATAACTGAATTAATAACAAATTTAATAAAGCCGCCTAATAATTTAAAAAGTTCTATTACTCCTTTAATCACAATTAAAGATTCTTCTTTAATAAACTCTAAAAATCCTCCACCCGATCTAAAAAAATTAAAAATACCTACTGCAACATCTTGCAAACTAACTAAACCATCTTTTGTTAACCTTATCTTATCTCTAAAAAATATTAAGATAGCTGTTATTGCAATTAAACCAGTTGTTATAGGACTTAATATAGTAACTAAAGCAATCGCGCCAGCAATTATTTTAGGTGCAAATACAATAGCTATAGCAATAGCAGCAGCTCCAGCAGCCTTAGCAACAGCGTTAAGATTATCAGCTAAATTAATAAAAGCACTAGATAAAGTCCTAGTTAAACCTATCTGTTGATCAAATTTTCCAAAGAAAATAACAAAAGCATTGCCTAAAACAGTTAAACTTTGACCTAACGTTATTGTAGTTCTAGAAAATGCTCTATCAACATCAATAGCTAAATTACTAAAAGCTACTCTTAAAACATTAGATGTAATTCTTCCCTCTTCAGCAAACTTAAATAATTCAGCACGAGTAATTCCTAATGTTCTTTGAATTTCAAGAGCTGCGCGTGGCATTAATTCCATTACTGAACGAAATTCATCACCATCTAGCTTACCTTTATTAAAAGCTTGAGACAATTGCAATAAAGCCGATCTTGCTTCATTAACTGTAGCTCCTTGAAGAGTTAGTAATTTACTAACAGTTTCGGTGATACGCAAACTTTCCTTTTGTGAACCACCTAAACTTTGCACAGCTATATCAAAACGCTGAAAAGCTTTACCTATATCGCCTATAGGTACCCTAGCGTCTCTAGCAACTCTTGCTACTTGATTAGTAACATCAACTAACTGTTCTTGGCTATCAGTAACATTTTTAAGTTTATTTTGCAATTCAGTAAAAGCATCAATGCTTGAAACAAAACCTCTAGTTGCTCCAATGATGGCAGCAATACTAGCAATAGTACGAAAATTACGAATAAGCGGTAAAAAACCAGTATTAAGACCACGAACAGCTTGGCTAGTTCTAGTAACTGATCTACCAGTTTTATCCATTACTACTACTAATGCAGCACCTCTAGTAGCAGCAACAGTTGTTCCAACACCTAATGCGGCAAGTCTAGTATTGAGAAGTGTAACATTAGCACCGGCTGCTAAAGCTGCTTTGCCAATTGCATTAAGCTTTGTAACAATACTAGCTTGTATCTTATCTACAACAATAATATCAAAACGTTCACCAGCCATTATAAGCCTTTAAACTTAAATCTTCTTACAACATTTTCACCAGCAGCTATACCTTTTTCAACAAATCCTCCAGGTTGATCACTAACAATACTTCCACTATTAAGATCGACTATTACAGGAGCAGCGTTACTAATAAATATAGGTTTAGCTTTAAGAGAGTTTGCTAATTCACCAACTCCTATAGCAATAGTTATAGCAGCACTAATACCTTTAGTCTTACCCTCAATGCCAGGAACGTGTGCTTCTATTACTCCAGAAGGTGCAAAACCTACTCCAACTAACCAATTACTAAGATGCAACGAAGTATCAGCAGGAGTATTTACAACAACTGTACGTAATATTTCTGTAGCTACTTCGCGTTTTAAACGTTCTGATTCCCCAACTACAACAGTCTTTATTTTAGTAATATGAGCAGCTAAATCTTTTAAATCAGCCATTACTTGCGTCTCTTAGCTGCCCTTTCAGCTCTGTCTCTTTCGCGTTTTTGTTTATTTGTATGATATTTTATAAAAGCATTATCCATATCCCTAATTACTTTTAAAAAGTCAGAAGAATCAATATCATAATAAGATGCATAAGACAAAATAGCCATTGTAGGTATCGGGCCCAATTCAAAAGCAGATAATCTGTCAGAAGTTAAGTCTAAAAAACCTTTAAAAAACAATTCTAATCCTGACATTAAAATAGGTTGATTTAAAACTCTATCAGGAATATCTGTCTTTTGACTTATTGCTTGATTAACAATTCCTTCCTCAAAACTTCCCATTTCTAATTGATACATCAAGCAATCAATTAGTTTTTTACATCGGTCTCTGTCGAATCTTGAAAATTAGATGCGTCATTAGAAACAGTCATTAACAAATTAAGTACATCAGGCAATGCGTCACAAACAAGTTTTAAATTATCTATAGTAAATGGCAATTGGCCATTACCTAAATTAACATTTTTCCAATCTAAAATACAAACTTGCATGTAAGCCTTTTTTTGAAGTTCAAGAGCTAACAGTATAGGAATGTTATCTCCCATTGCTCTATAAGGTCTTGTTAATTTTTCAGTAACTTTAAGAAACTTAGGATTAGATACTCCTTGTCTTGTTATTTTAAATTGAGTTTCTAATCCAGCATCTTCATCAACATGAACAGTAAACCAAATTCCTTCTTTCTCCTTTTCCTTATTAGTTCCAAATCTTTCACTAAGACTCGTCATTATTTCTCCAATTATGTTGGCATAGCACCGTTAGGCAAGTACGCAAAAAAATTAAGTGAAAGTGTATAATTATCAGTATTCTTAGCTCCACTACTTTCAACAGGAATTGTAACTGGCTCATCTTGAGCAACAGTTACTCTACCACCACCAAGTGACAATAAAGGAACATCAAATATAACACCTGTATTATCTTTAGCCATAATAGTATTATAACCAATATCATCATTATTACGAATAGATGTAACAGATGCTAATGTTTGAAAAAAAGCAGTTATATTACCACTAACTTCAAATATACCCACATTAGTAGCAAACGATCCTAAAGTAGCAATAGCTTTCAATCCAGAAACATTGTTATTAATAGTTAAAGTTAATTCTGAAATGAAACTAAATAAAGCAGCAGGAGTATGAGCTGCTGTACTAACAACATACATACGATTACGCACTACATCAGAAGATGTATTAAATGCATCTTCTACAACAGCTGTTATACGAGTGCCAGTTTTAATACCTGTCGCACCTGTACGACGCTCAGTATCCAATCCAACAAAGCTTAAATCTATTGTAGCTTTCTCAGCAGCTGTTAAGTTAAGAGTAAGCTCATTACATGATGCACCAATAAGCAATTCACTTTGAACACCACCGCCATCATCACCAAGTTGACGCTCAAGTTGAAAAGTGCGTTGTTTAATTAAAGCGCTAGTATTCTCATTTTTTATAAACGTTCCAAAAAACATACGAATATCAAGAGTCCCTCCTGCTTCAACAGCAGCTGTCCATGTTAACTCTTTAAGAGTAATAGTAGTGGTAGTAGTTGCTACAACTCTAGCAAATCCCTCATTATTAGCAAACTTTTCATCTGTCAAATCGCCACCCAAGTATATCCACATACCAGGAAGTAAACCAAGAGTAGTACAATCAGTAGTAGTTGCTGTCAATGTAATAATCGTCGCACCATTATCAATGCTAAGTTCGCCAGAATCAAATACAAAACCTACTGTTTCCAATTTAGCAGCAGCAGGTGGAGAAGCTTCAGCAACAAGTGTAGCTGGTGTCACAGTTAACACAGTAGCAGTAACAACAGTTACTACCTTCAATCCATTATTAGCCGCGTTAGTAAAACCTGATGCAAATATTAAATCACCAACAGCAAATCCATCTAAATCTGCAGCTGCCGTATAAGTATCAGGACCACTAGTAACTCCAGTAATAGTTTCATCATTACTTGTCGTATCTTCAAGAGTCACAGTAGTAAATTGTTCACGAGCATCAGCAAACATAAATCCTTGAAGCAATCTTGCTAACTGTGGTACAAAATCTTGAGAAAAACCACCATCGGCTTCAACATCAGTTACTACACCCTTCTTTTGTTGTCTACCCACATTTATAGGTCGTCGTGCGATAGTAGTAACTTCAGCACCAAAATCTTCATATGAATCAGGCTCTAATTCATACCATCGTGCGCTACCCGGTAATACTTTAGGCGTAGCTTCTACTGCAAAATGTAATGCGGTTGAACTGGAATCAATTTTGTCCGGCATTGTAATTCTCCCTAGAAAGATTCAGAGTAAATATAATTGGAAATCACATCAACTCTGTAATAGTCTTCCTCTGGTGGAAGCTCAAATATTCTAGAGTTTCTGTACCAAACATTA